TACATCCCATCAAGGTCTGAGGGGACAGTAACTGTCCACTTTTCCCCCTCTCCTTTCTCATAGATAACTTCACTACCATCTACTTTACCGATTACTTTTGCAACCATAGTTTCTCCTAGTCTGTCACCTCAACAGCAATGACAAATGTCTTACCACAGTCAATTGGATTCGGTGTCAATGTAATCGACTTGATTGTCGGTGCTGTAATATCAAGAGTTACCTTACGCGTTACAGTTGTAGTCTTGCCAGCCTTGTCTTTTGCAACAACAGTAATTGTGTTAGAACCATTGACAAGCTTAATCTCTTTTGAGAATGTACCATCCGAGTTAACTGCAACCGCCGTTCCATTGACTGTAACTGTAACAGGTTTAGATGTCGCATCATCTGTTTTACCAGATACAACCAGGGTGGATTTATTTGTGATAAGTCCCTCTGCTGGATTAGTAAGTGTAAGTGTCGGCGGAATTGTATCAATCGTAAATGTGACTGTCTTAGCTGTTGCAGCATTTCCATCAAAATCAGATGCTTCGATTGAAATAGTATGCGCACCATCTGCCAATGCTGTTCCTGGAGTGTATGAGCACTCGTAACCACCTGTGATTGTTGTTTTTGTGAATGCAGTTGTAACTTTTGTTCCGTCGACTTTGATAACGATTGTATCTGGATTAACCCCAGAGTCATTATCTGTCACTTTGAATTTAATAACCGGTGTTGCATTGGTAATATATGCGCCAGCGGTCGGGTATGTGAATGCCAATGTCGGTGCGACTTTTTCAAGAACACGAAGCAGCAGACTTGAACCAAATGTGGCATGAGCCTGATTTACGGTCGTTGAGTTTCCGGCATCATCTGTAGCTGTTACTGTTCCACCAAGTACATGATCCGTCTGACCATATGACGATTTACCTGGTGCCGTAACAGTGGCCTCGTATTTGCCACTTGTCGAATTATAAGTTAAATTGTAAGTCTTACCGTTAAATATATATTGTACCGTTTTAACTGCCATTTTTCTTTCCTCCCTATGCCTCCACGATAACCTCTTCATACCCATCTGTCTTTAAAATAGTATCAACATTATCTTTCCATCTCTTGTATAAGCGTGTTTTTACAAAATATGCACGGTATTTCTTCTGCCCTGCCTCAACGCTTTTGTCAGCCTCTTCCATAATTCTGCTTGCAATAAATGTTGTCACATCATTCATCCTTTCTTTTCCTTTCTTATTTTGTATCTGTATTTTCTGTATCAGTTTCTTCTGTTCCATCACCGAGCAGTGCCGGTAACACGTCTGTGAGGATACTGTCCACGGTAGCGATAAGCTCTGCGTTTTCAGCCTCACGGCTTTTATTGGCTTCTGTAAGATTGTCCACATGCTCTTCCAGTGCATCAATACGATCCATTGGTGATTCTTTTTCCCGATACATCACTACGCCCAAGATTCCAGCCGTGTATTTTACTACGGCATTTAAGTCCGTGTAATTCTCGTATTCTGCAATGGTGGACTCCCGTTCTGTCACAACCATCTTTTGAGTCTTGAACTCGTCCTGGAACATGGTTCGAAGTTCCTCTTCCGTTGCCGATATAGTCTTGATCAGGAGACTTCCATCTGCACGGATCGATGCGGACTGTATTGTCAGTTCCGTCGCATCGTTAAATGTAATCTTCATTTTTTACTCCTTTCTGTGCGATGTCGCACAATATAAAAAGAGCCTTTCGGCTCTGGTTGACAGGTTTCTATATAATAAGCGCATGACATATGAGTGTGAATTGTATTTATCGCAAGGAAGGCTCTCCTTTCTTATTTTTTTATGGGTGTCATGCGCTTATTTTCCTTAACTAAATAGCAAAATAGTATCACTCGCTGAGTAGAAACAATCCTTCCTTGGGAAGCGTGTTTACAGATTACAGTTCGGAAATTCCAATAACGGGATTATACAAACAAATCAACTATCAATTCCTTGGAAACCAGAAGAGGTTACCGTAGAATTGTTTGGACTCAATATACAAGGCGCTGGAGCTGTGCCAATCGATTACAAAGTAGCTTATCTTTCTGAACAAGGTGGACTATATGTATATTGCTCAACACCTGGCGCATCTGGTGTAAATTTACTTCCTTGGCAAGTTGTTGATGCAACTATTTTGATACAGCGCAAATAGTTATAATGGGTACGAAACCGTAAAACCAGCTTCTACGAACGAATCGCCAGCCACAAGACATATCTGTCCGTTTGGCTTGATCTCAATGGAAGCACCATGACGTTGCGAGTTTCCATTTGCTGTCCAAGCTTGAGACTTAATTGTATTTTTCGGACATATTGAACTAGGAAGCTTTGCAACTAAAAAGGACATACCCGATACTCCACCACTTACAACGCAATGATAATCAATATGTATAATGCCAGATTTCTTTGTAATATGATATGTGGGATTCGTCCAAGATAAAGAATCGAATTTATAACTTGTTTTGCTATTTATCTCAGCAAGTTCTTTCTGTAGACTTGCCATGTTTTTCAGAATATTGAACATCGGCTCGACTGCTGTTATGTTCAACCCTGTAATCTTCACCCTATAGAGTGCCATCTCATGCAGCGTTGCTCCTGACCGGATATCTCCTGTTGTTACTTCTGGATCCACAGCAACTCCTGCATTCGGTGTTCCTTTGATGACCGCATATTCTGTAGATTCTATCTCGGAACTCTCATTTTTTTTGTATCTCCTTACAATGATGTCGTTTCGGTTCATGCCTTGCGTACCATTCGCGATCGTCACATCTGTATATCCGCTCGCCGGAATCACATCTCTGCGTCCCTGTATACAATACACTGCATCAAATACACGGATGCTGTTATTGGTAAGCACCTGCGCCTCAGATTCTCGCCCACCTTCCAGCACGTAATCATCTGCGCCAAAGGTTGCTTGATTTGCAAGTCCAATCTGTATCTCCGTAACATGTGGACCGCCTGCGTAGCTGTCCATCAGGGTAGTTGTTATAAATTCTGCCATTACTCTTCTCCTTTCAACTTATACGAGATGCTCGTGCGACCTCTTCCCGTTACATCTACAATCTTCCGGATAACCGGCGCCGCCATGTAAATATTAGTGATACGCTCTCGGCCACCAACGATGTCTCCAAGTTCAAGATCTGTATCATCTACGGATATTTTTAATTGTTTATAATTCTTCAATTCTTCAAATTTATCCCTGCCTTCCTCTTCCAATTCTGCCAAAGTATCAACGGTCGTATTCTCATAATACTGTTCTATCAGATCAATGCCTGTATAATACTGTTCTTTTCGTATACTTCCGTCTGCCCACGCATAGAGATCTACCTGCTGACGTTGCTCGACCTCGCCAGCTCCAAGACATATGAGATGATTAACCCCATTTTGATAATCTAAGATATTCAGCTTTACAGAACCATCTTCATTCAGTTCTATGTTACTGGAGTGATCTGTAATCGGCACAGCTTTGAGCAATACATACCCTCTTCCGTTTGCCGGTCCTTGTTTGTACCGAATTTCAAGTCTTGCGTCTTGCGCTGCAAGTGCCTGGTCAAAAGCATCTAATAGCATCGTCTGCAATGGGACTTGATAGTTATTAAGGATAATCCCGCTATCTTCTCCGGATACCTCGAACAATTCAGTCATCCCAAGTTTTGTAATATATGTAGATAATGCCATATTTGCCTCACCATTCAGATAGACGTATGTATTCTTGGCTGGATTAATTGCCCGTTGATTCAATAGACCTCTCCAGGTCATTCCGGTAAGTTTCACCGTCTTATCAGATGTAATCGGGTTCGTGTTCCTGATCAGGCCTCCATACTCTGTATCAGAGCAGAAAAACCGGCAGTTTTTTCCGTGCCTCTCCTTGTCATAGAGACTATTCTGGATTGTTATCTGAAAATCATTATCTGTACCAAGAACCATGTTGACACCACAATGTTTAAGCGGACCCATTTCCCGGCCATAAATATCAGTTAGCGTGAAGTCCATCTTGGCGTCCCCCTTTCATTGAACAAGATAATATCAAACCCAAACGCGCCATTCCACGACACGATACTTAAGCCTGCTGGTATTTTTTCCCAGATAGAGCTTGCATTGTTCTTGCTGTTAAAAAGATTTTCTTCCGTTCCATCATTTCTTACTTTTACAATTTTTCGGTCTTTCGCATATCTGGTACTTGAATCGATTACAGCATATTCACCTTCATACAGAGTTGTACGAAGCTCGTATATGTGTCCTGCAATCCGGATCAGCGGATTAATACACGGTCCATAGATAATCATCTTAAAACCCGAAGCTGTATAATTGCTATTATTGATATACTGTAAGTTCCTAACATTAGAAAATTCATATGGAAAATTATATGGAAATTCCAGCCATTCCATTTTTTCAGCATTCCCACTTCCTTGCTTATAAAAATGGAATTCTTCCTCTGTAATCCAATACGGATAATCACTCTTAAATGTCAGTTCGTTGCTGATACTGTCAATGTCATTTACCCACCGATCCTTAGTGGTTCCAATCAACCATCCTTTCATATAACTGGATCCAACATAGAGTCGTCCTGGCGTTGTATTCAACACATCTTTTTCAGCTATATTTTCTAATTGATCAATAGCTTGCTCCAATGACACTCCAACTGCATGTATTTCTATATTTAGCTTTTTACTGGTGATTTTTCTTTCCCACCCTTGAATCCTGTCATCATCTTCAATTGCATCAAACTCTCCATCGAACAAGTCTCCACCAGTGACCATATACGGCCACTGGCAGAAGTCAATTCTTTCAGAGTTCTGTGCTCCAATGTAATAGATATTATACATAATCAATCAAATCCTTTATTAGTCTAGCAAACTCTCTATCGTCACACTTAAATCCAATTCCCGCCGCAATCATGGCGTCAACTGTGGCTCGTCCAAATTTTTCATAATCAAAATCTTTGCTCTGCCCCTGTACGCTCACATTGACACTCGGCGCGCTTCGGTCAATCATTCCAATCATTCCTTCCAAGCCACCATAAGATCTAAGCACGTCCGCCTCCTCTTTGGTAAGTACCCACTCGCCTTCGTCCAGGTACGCCGGATACAAATCATACGGCACGTAATCCATACCTATCTTCATTCGATGCATCTTCGGAAGGCTCCAGGAACCACCTCCGATTCCCGGTACCCAATCTGGAATTGTTACGCTTCCAAGGCTACTGGCCAAGCCATTCCAGCCATCAACGATTGCATTAATCGGCGCTTTAAAAATGGTGGCCAGACCAGAAACAGCATTCGAGAAAATCTGCTTCACATTTTCCCATGCGCCGCGCCAATTTCCAGTAAAAACGTTTTTAATAAAGTCTATCAAATTCCTTAAGATATTAGATATATTTCCAATGATACTGGTTGTATTTGACAGCATACCAGACAGCACACTTGTAAACACGCTCCCCATACTGTTTAATATCGGAATTAACAGACTTGATATAATTTGTATCAGTGGCGTAATGGCATTCACTAACGGAGTTAATCCTTGTGTTATCAGATTTACAATTGGAGTTAACAACTCCGTGAACAAATCAAGTATCGGCTGCAAAACTCCAATCACAGCCTCCAGTATCGGCATCAGTGCTGACACCAGTTCAATAAGTGGCGGTAATAACGTGCTTATAATTTCTACCAATGGAGGAAGTAACATGCTTAACAGATTTGTTATAACAGGTAATACTTCTCCAACAAGCTGTGCTGCTAGCGGAAGAATCTCATTAAACGCACTCAATAATGGAGGAATCACTTCATCTATGAGGTCCATGATAGGCACGCCTATTCCTTCTAAGGATTCCATTAATGTCGGAAGAACATCCTCTATTGCTGGCATCAGAGCATCTATTACGTCTGATACAGCATCCACAACCGGAGGTAGCGCCTCTTCCAGCAACGGCAACGTATCATCAATGATTTCTGCCAAGAGAGGAATTAATTGTTCTCCAAGCGGAACGATTAGTACCTCCAGACTTCTTTTTAATCCTTCGAACACAGATCCGATATCATTGTATTTGATATCTTTAATCTGTTGCATCGCTCCGGCAGTGTCATAAGCCCCCTCTTCAATGCTTGCTAATGCCGTAACAGCTTCGGGTCCAAGGTCCTCCCACATAGTACCGAACAGATCAACACCTGCGGTATTCTGTTCCAATGGGTCTTCCATAGACGCAAGAGCTGCAATTGTCTCCTGAAATGCTTCTTTGGCGGTATCACCTCCGGCAGAGAATTTTGCCGACATCTCATCAGCATTAAGACCAATGCGCTTAAATCCGTCAATTGTCGTATCAGAGCCATCAATGGCACGGATAGAAAACTCTTTGACTGCATCACCGACCTTGTCCAGGTTAAAAGCTCCGGATTCCGCGCCCTTTTGGAATACCTTGAACATATCATCAGCGTCCAGTCCAACTTTTGCGAACTGTACAGAATACTCTGAGATACTATCGAGAAGCTCTCCGGAATAATCCAGTCCATTCTGAGCACCTGCAGCAATGAGATTCATTGCTTCTTCGCCAGATGTACCAAAATTATCCATCATAGCCTTGGCAGCTCTGGTTGACTCCGGTATTTCGTATCCGAACGTATCACGCAATGCGAACGCTGATTCGGTTACGTTCTGCAGTGACGCGTCATCAAGATCACCGAGATTCTGAGTGATTGATGCCATTGCCTCCCCGATGTCTTCAAAGGAATCCCCGTAATTATTGGTGTAGATATCCTCCATGACCTTTTTATACCGTTCTGTTTCCTCGGTACTTTTTCCAGTACTGGCAATGTATTGGTTCATTGCCTGGTCGATATCATTCGCGCTTTTCACAGCAGCAACACTGACACCTGCAATTGCAGTTCCTGCAGCAAGCATACCAGCTCCTATAGCCTTAGCTGTTCCTGATGCTATAGACGATAGCTTGGATCCATGCAACTTGGCGGACTCCTCGCGGTTCTGGTACGAATCATCATCATCTTTTTCCTGTTTGTCATTTTCCTGCTCATTCTTCTTGGTAACGTCCTCTTTTACAGATTTTTTTACCTCAGCACTTTCTTTTTCCGCATCTTCTGATTTCTTCGCTGTCTTCTTGGCTGATTTTTCAACTTTCTTTCCAGCCTCATTAAGATCTGACTCAAGTTGACTGTCATCAGCTACTAATTCATAAGTAACTTCTCCGCCACTATTCTTGGACACCTGCCCCACCTGCCTTTATTCATTCGCCGGCACAGTGGCACAATGGCTTTTATAGTCTTATTTCAAATTCCTTTCTGCAGTTTGGATTTTTGCACTTAAAAAAGAGCCCTCTGCAACTGGCTCCTGTTTTGTAAAATATGTTCTGTTTATGCCCGCAATGCGGACACTCTATTTTTTTAATTTTCTTTCCGTCTGCTATCATCTCTTTGCCATTCCCTCCAATGTATGGAACAATAGATCTAATCCAGACTGTCCTCCTCCGCCTTGCACCGGAAGAGCATAATAAGATTTCATCTCATTGATTTCCTGTATCTCTTTTGAATTCTTGCCGTTGTATTCCGGAACTGGCATCTGCCTGATCCGCATAATTTGTTTGATTTTTGTATCAGCCGGCAATCCATTAAACAGATACAAGAACTTTTTCCAAGGTAATTTTCCCTGCTCGTCAATCAGATCAATCTGATACGCCTGCATGAACGAAGCGTAGATGTAATCTCCGTCCCGTTCAAAATCCAACACCGGAACTGGACTCTTCTTAATCTGTGGGCGCTTTTCCACTTCAATATATCTGCTTGTGATATCCTGCATGAGCTTCAACTGTTCTGCCGGCTTCAATAACCTGAGATTCCACCTGTTTCGAACCAACATGCTCAACGCCTGTTGAATCTTTTCGTAATCCGTCAGCGATTCCTCTTTGTACAGCCTCTGTACCTCAAGGATAATATCAAAAGCCGGGTTGATGTCAAATCTCCCTTTGTCTGTGCAAATACGATAGGACGGAAGCTCTGTCAAGACTCCCATTACAAGAATCTCCGTCTCTTTTTCGCGCGATTATACTGACTCACCAATGCTTTCTTATTCTCCGCCTTGATTTCAGTAAGCCTTGGAATAACAACTCCGGTAATAAATGGGATGACTTCCTTTGCCATCTCGATATAATGGTCTTTGTAGAACTGCTGAATGGTCTCTGCCCCATCTGCTCCAAATACGGCTTCAAACATGTCTATTTCTGCTCTTCCAAGCATCTCGACCGCATCACTTAGCTGTTCGTTGCTGGCTTCTTTTCTTTTGATTTCCTGCACATCTGAAAGCGCTCTGACCAGTGCCGTGTGTTTCCGATTAATCTTTGCGACCATATCATCTGCATCCAAGGATACTTTCAATGTATGCTGCACAACGCCATTTTCATCTACCAGTTCGAAGTCTTCCTCAAATCTTTTGTTTCGTTTTGCCTGATATGCCATGATCTTTACCTCCTAAATAGGGAGAGCTATACCCTCCCTATGCTGTTGTACCAATTGACGGACGTCCATTACCATGAATGGTCACAGTCAGTGAATTGATATTATTCGCATCCCCATAAGCCGGTGTAATGTTCGCCAGTGTAATCGGCCAAATAATTATCTTTTTGCCTTTCTGCAGCTTCATATGTGTCTTTCTCTTCTCGCCAAGTCCGTACATCACATCATCACTCAAAATATAATCACACGCATCATCACCTGGCTTCACTGAGCCTGTCAGCGTTAATGTAAGCTGTGCACCTGTTACCTCACTGGATCCCCAGCCTTTGTCGGCGTAATAAGTAAGCTGTTGAATGACCTCATTTAAGCTCTGCGCCATATTTGTTGTCAAATTCGCAAGCGACGCCCAAGTAGGCTGTCCTTCTGCTGGAGACGTGTTGATGAATGCCTCTGTCTCATAGTTGATTTCCGGAGTAATCGGATTACTTGGGACATTTGGCTCCGCGAATATCTGTAAATCCATGTTCTTCATAATATCACCCTTTCTTAACAATATATTTTACAGTTCAAGATGCAGGAATAATGATACACCCCGTCCTCATCTCGCCCTATCTTACTTGGTTCCTTTGCTACTGTTGTGTCCAGCCACGAAAATGTCTTTCCTTGCGGGTACTTCTTTAATCCACTCAGATATCCGGCAATCTCACACAGTTGTTCCAGGCAACGTTTCTGATCTGCGTGTCGGCACAGGAATAATACCGGGATCATCTTGACTTCCTGCTTGTTGTAGCTTGTCGATTCCGTGAATCCTTCACCAAGTTCAGCATATATGCCTCCATCTGCCGGAAGTTCCTCCAGGGAAATCTCTGCGTCAAGACTGCAGTTCTTCTCTGCCGTATCTACAATTAGTTCTAATAATTCTGTCAGCATCACTTCAGCCTCCTTTTTAGTGCCGCCTGGAATACTTGCTTCCACTGTTCACCGTATACTTCCCTTGCATACTTCGCCCATTCCGCACGCGCAAGATCAGACGTAAATTTAATATCATCATAGTAGTCGGCAGGACTTCTCGTATCCGGGCTACCGTGCATAATCTTTCCGTTCCATAGATACTGCGAATACGGTTCTTCCCACTTCATAGCAAACTTCCCATTAGCAGCTTTCTTATCGCTATTGTCCAGTCCGCTACCTTCAAGATCTCCTTGGTCATGTGGAACATGTTTAGATGCATCTTGCAACGCCTGTAGCCCCATATCTGTCAGTGCCTCGTTACTCGCTGCCTTTATTAATACAGCTGCCTGTGGTGTTCGCAATGTAACCCGGGTCTTAATCTTTGCCATATCTCACCATTCCTATCTCGTAATGATGCAGTTTTGAATTATCATACAGAGGCTCTACCGTCTTAATCTGATGCTTCTGTCCGTTAAAATCAATAATCTGATCAACCTCAAAAGAAACATCAGAAGGTCTGCTGTTGCGACAGTCATAGAAAAGCGTAGCAGCCAACTGTACCTCTGCATTATTCTTATCCCGGATAATCTGTTTGGATGGCTCTATCCGGATGTTAGACAGTTCCTGTCCCCCATCCAGTTCGCCTTTCCCCCACTTATCCACATTGACTCGCTGATACAGGGTAGCTGTATGAATCAATAATCTTTTCGGAATCGGTCTCATCAATATGTCCCTCCTCGATAGGTCAGCCCAGTCGGCCAGAGTATTCTCTCCGCTCTCGGCGAAAATATAGACTGTTCCGTGGATCCGTTGCCAGAAGATGCTCCAGAGTATGAAAACTTACCAAGTGTTGCTCCTGACATTCCATTTTCCATATCCATCTCTGCCCCACCGTTCGCGTCCAGATATTCAATCTGTGCGCACACCGCATTCTTCACAAGCTTCTGCGTCGTTTCCGGCATCATAGGGAAACCCTCTTCTGTAAGCCTATATAACGTCAGCTCCTCAACAATCTCTCCGGCTCGTTGACACAATACAGAGAAACCGGCAGATTCTACCGGCTCCCCTTTGAATACATCATTGTAATATGTTTCATCCACATACATTCAGATCAGCTCCTTACGCCTCTGTACGCTTCACATATACGGTCTGTGGTTTTGAGATCTTCATACCGTAGATCTTACGACCCTGTACTGCAGAAGCTCCGATATATTTTCCAGATCCACCAAGATCCTGAATATGGACATCCACACCCCACTCCTGCACACGATGGCACCAATTTGGGTGACCGGCAATAAATTCAGTCGTAGTCTTCTTAGATGCAACGATTTTCGTATCACCAACCATTGTATTTCCTGATTCAAACAGCGCGAATCCAGCAATTGCTCCTGTTGCACCTGCCTCTTTCATTCTCTGAGAGAGATCTCCCTGGCGAATAAAGTGGTCGTCCATCATCAGCACCGCCATGAACTCTGGAGAGCAAATCATCCATCGTCCATCTGTCGGAACACCAATTCGTGTCAGATAGGTCTTGGCATCAAGCACATGTTTGTATGCATTTGCATCTGTAGCAGCTGTTTTTGTTGCACACACTTTAATACCTTCCGTTGTCTCCAACATATTGATAGATTTCTTATCCATCTCCAATGCAAGTGCGTATCCAGCTGAATCCAAGCGATCTGCAACCAGATTATCCGGAACTGCTGTGGCATCATATCCGTCAATCAGCTCATTGACTGCTTTGTCCTGGTCGATGTCCAGATCAATATATCCGGTCGAACCTTTGTCTAGGTCAACTCCTGTAGCTTTGTCATAATCCTTAACCGCTACTTCCGTGTCTCTTACCGGAATCTTAACCTTTCCAGCTTTTGGATTTCCTTCGTAGTTAGTGTTAAAAATATAGTTATCTCTTGTAACAAGAGTCTGTCTGAGCTTTTTGTCCACCAGCGAAGACCAGCGCTCCTGGTGTGCGTGTGCAAAAAGCTGTAAATACATCATAAATTTCATACTATTATCACTCCTTAATCATCTTTTAATCCTGGGTTCTTTGAATAGAACGCCGCCTCAACACCAGACATTTTCTTTCTGCGGCCATTCTGTCTCTGTCCCCAGGACTTGCTTCTTGGTTCTTCTTCATCATCCTCCTCGTCTTTATCCTTGGAAGATTCTTTGAACTGTGGGTATTTCTTCAATACCTCGTCGATAGCGTCCTCGATATCCATATCCTCATCTTTAGCCATGTGCACTCTGGCCAGTGCAAGAACATCATCCACACAAGCCTTATCCACGTCATGCTCCAGGCATGTCCATTTCATCTCCATCTCAGCAGCCTTAGCACGGAGCTCCTGCGTTTCCGTATCATCGTCATTTTTCTCGCTACTCTCTCCGGTCTTGACCTTACCGTTCGGTTTCTTTCCAGCCTTTTTCTGCTGTTCTCTCTGCCATTTTCTTTTTTCTCTGGCAAGACGTTTCTTGACGGCATCATCTACATCTTTCTGGGAAAATTTCTTTTCATTCTCTTCCGGCTCATCATCGTCACTGTCGTCATCATCGTCTCCTGGATCATCGTTATCATCATCTCCGCCTTCATCTCCCGGATCATCATCTCCTCCGTCTCCGGCAAAAATCTGCAGGTTCATTGTCCAGTATCTTTCTTTCATGTTCATGTTCTTCATAATTATCCTCCATTTCTCCGCTTAACGCCCGTCGGCAACCGTAGCTTGTACGTATTCAGTGCCGTAAGATCGCTGAATGTCACTTACTGCAATAAAAAAAGAATCTACCAGAAGACAACCCTTTTCTGATAAATCCTTATATTCTATATCAATATGCCCGTCAGCAATGTGGTAAGAGATCTCGTCATCTGTAAGCGCTTTGAGCGAATGTACAAGTCCCTGTGTTAATGCTGATACAGCTGCACAAATGATATCATTTCCGATTTTTGCACATCCTGCATGGCCATCTACCGTCAGACCAGTTCTGGTAATATTTATTGCAATCAATAGCATCACCTCCTAAAAATGCGTATAAAAATACCACCAACCATTTCTGATCAGTGGCGTTAATCTTCCCTATGATTCGGACATTTTAAACAGATTTCCTTATAACCAGTGACTTTTCGCACCGCTTCCGGAATTGTCCAATCAGGTGCCAGTCCTTCAACATTCATATGGATATCAAAGCATATCCCATCTTCAATTTCAGTCCCCAATAACGGACATTTAATCTTTTTTGATGCCATATTTTTCTGCCACCTCCCTGATTTTTAGTGTTTGTTCATCGAATTGTTCTTTCTTAAATGCTGTTCGAATATTATTATTTTCTGTATCAACGTATACGGCTCCATTAGGTCCGTAATAGTTTACAAATCTTCCATTCCAGCGAGTAAGAGAAATATCCGCTTCTTTTATAAATCTTTCTGCCTCTTCTCTGGAAACACTATGTTCTCTTTCTGCATTTATATGTCCAGCATCAAACGAGAACTCCGAAACATCTATCTTATCCGGATTAATTCTTGGAACACCTCTTATTTTTGCTTCTGTTAGTTCTTCTTTTATTTTATCATTTCTTATCTTTAAAGCAACTTCTTTTTGTACTTTCTTATTCTTCGCCACAGCTTCTGCAGATAACCTTTTATCAAACCCTACAATCTGTTCCCTGTCAGTCCTGCGGTGTAATCCGGGAGTATCTTTCACGTAATACTTTAGCTTATTCTCTGTCCGCTTGAGCTTTACAGAAGCTTCCT